CGCGCATCGGATAGGATTAGCGTTACTGCGTCTGGTATTTTGTTGGCTATCATGATCGTTGCTCCTTGTTGGTAATGATTTTCATTTTTGTTTTCTCCAGACGTCATATTCCGTGCGATTATCAAAGCCGATGTAACCACCATCGACTTTAACAATTTTATACCAGTCACGGCCAGCAGATTCGATAAAATCGGCTTTGGATTTGCAATAGATGAGTTTCATTTCCTACCCTTTCACAGATTAAAGAAAATTTCCAGTGCCTTGGTGCACGCTTCCGCGCCGTTGCTGGCCAGGATTACTATCGAGCGGCCTTGATAGCGTACCCTGTAGGCTTTGCCAGGGTAAATTGGATGTGCTGACATGATTTATTCTCCCCCATTAGGTACTACCGTTATTTCACAAAACACAGCCCCACTAACATCTGACAAAGCCCGTAATACTTATCGTAAGTAATACCTGCTCGATTTAGCGCGATTTGTCCGCAGGACATACCATCAAACAGACTTAGTACATTCATTTGAGATTTCCTGACGGGACATAAATGTCATAACCCAGACAGTTGATAATCATCTTATGGCGACCTTTCCAAATCATCCAGTCCCCGTTTGGGAGTTCTTGTGATTCGTAACCAGACTTAATCCGTGATTCAACTACGACTTGTTGTTCTTTAGTTTTATACATAATCTTCTCCTTCAGTTAATGTAAGTCTATTATACACTACTCAGAAAATAGAGCCCCGTTGCGCGATTGCGCCAGTCAGGCCGTGTTGCGCCTCGATTAAACTTTACACCATTTCATGACGCCGGATGGTAACAAAACAACATTGGCCTGATCACCATTATCTGCCACCACGAAAACGTGCTTATATGGTTGAGCAGCCAAAAACTGCTTCACATCTTGTTTGGTCTTAAGACGGGCTACAATGTTTCCGTGTTTGTAAAGGTTCAGCACGATGTTCTCCTTGTTTGTTGATCCGATGACTGAATTCTAGTCCGCGCATAAAGCCAAGTCAACAACTTTCTGTAATATTCTTAAAAATAATTTTATCCGTTTATTATCATGTAGTTAATTGGGCAGATATTAGCTTGTCATAGTGGATTATGCAGATGGTATGATCGTGATGGCCTGCATGGGTGAGCGTGATCGTGATGGCCTGCATGGGTGAGCGTGTCCTCGTGGTCGTGATGGCCTGCATGGGTGAGCGTGATCGTGATGGCCTGCATGGGTGAGCGTGATCGTGATGGCCTGCATGGGTGAGCGTGTCCTCGTGGTCGTGATGGCCTGCCCCAGGGCAAGCCCACCTAGTCTGTCCGCGTATGTCCAAACGCCCATCGCATCAACTTGCAGCCATTAAATACCCTTCAAACTGTTGACAGCAGCCTAAATACCCTCTAAACTGTCGACTTTCAACTCACAATCCCAAACAAAATGACAAATCTACGGGTCAAAAAGGTGATGCGATGGTCTCCATACGAGAAGCAATTTAGGTTCTTTCGCATCATGTGGGAGACGGAACAGTATCCAATAAATTGGCCGTGTCTATTAAGAAATGGCTTCCAAGAATTACTTGGAGAAAGTCTTATGGTGGTATTTATGTTTAACCTTGGCAACCACTAAAATACCCTTTAGAATAGCCTCACTAACTTAAAGAAGCCTAACATGCCTAACCCTCCAGAAACCCACTTCGACGCCACCTTCCTGCTAAAACAGACCACACGCCCTAAAAATGTCAAGGTGTCCCAGTTCTATGACTCAATCGAGGTCAAAGCAGCAATGGGCTTGCTTGAAGAACCAATAGAGACTAAAATAGGTCGTGGCGGCTACACATGGATTCACAACGACCTAAGACAACTGTTCGACCAATGGCTATCAGAAGTAGGAAAAGGTCGAGGTAAAAGAAATACCCTTCAAGAAAGTTAGACTATGAGTAATGTATTCCTAATCAGCGATCTTCACCTGTCGCACAGCAACATCCTAACCTTCCTAGAACCCGACGGAAGCAACCTGCGCTCGTTCAGTTCGATCCAAGAACATGACGAGCAAATAATTCACAACTGGAACAAGGTCGTAACCAATAATGATAAGGTTTACGTTCTCGGAGACGTATGCTTCAAGAATATTCACCTAGAGAACATTGCTAGACTGAACGGAACCAAAGTGCTCATCAAGGGAAATCATGATGGACTAAAGCCTTCGCAGTACCTACAGTACTTCAAGGACATCAGGGCTTGCAGTATCCTAGACAAGTTCCTGCTGACCCACATTCCAATCCACCCCGATAGTCTAAGCCGTTGGAAAGCAAACATTCATGGACATCTGCACGCGAACGTAGTAAAATTAACTGACGGGACACCAGATAAGCGTTACATTAACGTGTCCTGCGAACAGATAAACTACACACCGATTCCATTTGAAACCATTAGAGGACGATATGCCTAAATTCACCGACGCAGACCTAACCGTCTACCACAACGACAAACCGATCCTACGACTCAACGGCAACCTAGCAGAACGCCAAGGGATCCCAAAAGAAGCCTTAACCAAGCTAAAAGAATCCCATGTGGACCGTTATCTGATCGAACTTCAACTCGAAGAGGCTTCACGAGTTGAAGACATTAACATGTTATTCAAGGAGTGGACTCGGATCAACTTCTTGCAGCAACGTCTTTGGGGCTTTCCGGAAGACTCCAACTACCATCCGAGTCATCGGCTGAGTAAGTGCTCCTGTGGAGCTACGATGGACAATGACGAACGCTTAGGAACGCCTTATCGTGTAGTGACTCAAGGATGTCCGATTCATGACCCAGTCTGACTTGACAACACACCTTCAATGTAGTTTAATAGCGTTTTGGCTAAAGGAGAACTAAATGTTTCATAGCGAATTGGTAGCAAAGAAGGCAGCTTTAATTGACGCTTACTCGGCTTATAAGAACGCCGAACGAGAGTATATGGTTGCTTCTACACCAAGGTACGTGAGTGTATTAGCCTACGTTGACGAAATCGGCGTACAAATGGACTATGGTCAGTACAAAGAACTGGCTGAAAAAGCCCGCCGACTTTCTATTCGTTACGCTAAACCTATTCGTCAAGGTTCAACTGAAGTCGGAGTTCTACTGTGCTTCCTCGAAGAAGTGCTTGACGAGGCGTTTGAGGAAATGACGTTGCCGGATGAGGAGTAAGTAGTTTAGATGTAAACGACCCCGTTAAGGCGGGGTTTTATTGACTTTATGCTCGCTTTGATTGCAAGTTGACCGCGTAAGCGGACTTTATGGACTAAAACAAGGGTAGTTAGATGAAAAAGAACAATTTCCGCACCCAATTCGGTGAAAATATCTTCTATAACAAGTACGCTCACGGCCCTGACGATACTTGGGATGCTCTTGCTGATCGGTTAGTTGATGATGTTTGTGGAACTCGTGGCGGCAAACTCCATAAAATCCTTGATGACGATAGTCGTAAAGAACTGGCTAATGTAATCTCAAAGATGCAGTTTATTCCGGGCGGTCGCTACCTCTATTACGCAGGTCGTCCTCTTCAGGCGTTCAACAACTGCTTCTTGCTTCGTGGTGAAGAAGATACTCGTGAAGAATGGGGTAATCTGTTGAAGCGTGCATCGGATTGCTTGATGCTCGGTGGTGGTATTGGTGTGGATTACAGTGCATTCCGTGAGAAAGGTAGCCCCCTGAAGCGTACTGGTGGTAAGGCGTCCGGCCCGATCCCGTTAATGAATTCGATCAATGAAGTTGGTCGTAATGTCATGCAAGGCGGTTCGCGTCGTTCGGCTATCTATGCAAGCCTTAATTGGCAACATGGCGACGTTCAGGACTTCTTGTTTGTTAAGGACTGGAAGCGACTAAAGATCGGTAACGACGGTTTCACCGTTCATGATGCCAAAGCAGCAGACTTCAACTATCCTGCACCGTTGGATATGACCAACATCAGTTTGAATTATGATGATGCTTTCTTGGAAGCTGTAGCAAGTGGAACACTACCTGAGACTTTCTTAACCAACTGTCGTCAAGCCATGATGACAGGTGAACCCGGCTTCAGCTTTAACTTTGGTAATAAGCAGAATGAGACACTAAGGAACGCATGTACGGAAGTGACCTCGGAGGATGACAGCGATGTCTGCAACTTGGGTTCAGTTAACATGGCTAACATTGAGACCATTGAAGACTTCAGGACAGTTGTCGGATTAGCGGCTAAATTCCTTGTGTGTGGTACTGTTCGCGCTGATCTTCCATATGAAAAAGTCCGTCAAGTGCGAGAGAAAAACCGCCGTCTTGGTGTAGGTCTTATGGGTATCCATGAGTGGCTACTGAAGCGCGGATATGGTTATGAGGTTGTGCCGGAACTCAAAGAGTGGTTGCAGGTTTATAAGGACGAATCTGAACGTGCTGCCAACGAACACTGTGATCGACTCTACCTAAATCATCCGAAGGCTTACCGCGCCATCGCCCCTACTGGGAGCATCGGCATTCTTGCCGGAACGACGACTGGTATTGAGCCATTGTTCGCTGCAGCTTACAAACGGCGTTACTTAACTGAAGGAACTAAGTGGAAATACGAATATGTCGTTGACGGTACTGCTGATCGCATGATTAAGGAATACGGTCTTGATCCGGCAAAGATTGATACAGCATACAAACTGTCACACGACTTTGAACGTCGCATTAAGTTCCAAGCGGACATTCAAGATTACGTCGATATGTCGATCTCAAGTACCATCAACCTACCTGAATGGGGTTCAAAAGACAACAACGAGGGCAAAGTAGGTGAGTTTGCTGCAATTCTAGCTAAGTATGCTCCCCGTCTTCGTGGTTTCACTTGTTACCCTGACGGTTCTCGTGGTGGTCAGCCGCTAACTGAAGTTGATTACGAAGAGGCTATCAAACATAAAGGTGTTGTGTTCAACGAAGTTGATATTTGTGACATCACTAAGGCTGGTAGTTGTGGTTAAGTAGACTTGACAACGGTGTAGGATTATGGTATAGGTATTGGACTAGGATTATTTAGGAGATACCTATGCCTTTCACAATCTATAAGATAACCAACCAAGCTAACGGCAAAATTTATATTGGTCAGACGATTAAGCCATACTATAAACGGTTCAAAGAACACATTTATATGGCAAACTACATAAACGAACGTAAACTAAAGAACGTGCCTTATTTCTACAAGGCTATTGTAAAGCACGGTGAAGCGTCTTTTGTTGTAGAACCTGTGTGTTCTTGTGTTTCCAAAACAGACGCAGATTTTATGGAGAATAAATTCATAGTAGACTTAGATAGTATAAATCCAAAAGTTGGATATAATTCTACGTTAGGTGGTGAGGGTGTGGTTGGCAGAATTGTATCTGATCAGACAAAGAAAAAGCAATCTGAGTATGCCAAAAATAGACCAGAAGAACATAGGAAAAAGATAAGTTTGGCTAGGATTGAAGATCACAAAAAGGGTATATACTGGCACTTGACTGATCCAGAATACAGACGTAGAATTAGTGAACGTCAGGTCGGAGAATTAAATCACAGGTATGGAGTTAAAATGAGCGAAGAGGATAAGAAGTGGCGTTCCGAGATGATGAAAGGAGAGAAGAACCCATTTTATGGTAAGAAACACTCACCAGAAACCATCGAGAAGATGCTGAAAAACAGGAACCGTAGTTTTAAAGGAAAAATGAATCCGGCAGCGTTGAGGATTGAAGTTGGTGGTGTCGAATTCGACACAAAACGTGAAGCTATGGATCATTTTGATGTTGGGTATGGCGTAATTCAGAGGTGGCTGAGAGAAGGTAAAGCCAAACTTTTAGGGAAGCATGATCTAGTTTAACAGACCAAAACCCACCCATTAAGTGCTAAAATCAGGCTTAATAGGTGGAAAACCCACTGTGATCAATCTATAGAAAGATATAAAATGTCAAGAGTAATCGAGTTCTTAAAGATGCACGCGGAAGACATGCGCAGACAGAGTAAGCCAAATAGTGTAATAACTGAATACACAGCCAATCAGAACGCTAGAATGGCGGCTGAGTGTGAGTTTGCTGCGGAAGCACTAAGACTAATCTACAATCAGTTATTTTCTGATGGTTTGATTGAAGGTGTGAAGAACTTAACCAAGTCAAAGGACGGTCAATAATGCAAGTCAAGATCATAGCAGACTCAATCAGCCCGAGCGGTGTTCGACTAACCACAATGCAATTAAAATATCAGCGTTTTTTCCATTCCGAAGTAATGACCCACCGGGTATTTTCTCGGAATGCTTCTAGCAGCCGTGCGATCCCGGTAGCAAAAGTCCTTGAGCAAGTCCGTAACGACCCAGCTACTCCCGTTGAATGGGGTAAGAATCAAGCGGGCATGCAGGCTAGGGAGAACTTTACATCCTTGGATGATGTTCATAAATGCCAGACACTATGGCTGGATGCGGCAACCCAAGTTGCTGGTATAGCTGAAGAAATGGCTAGATTTGGGCTACATAAGCAGATCGTAAATCGCATCTTGGAACCTTTTCAGTACATTCATGTTGTTGTAACTTCGACAGAATGGGACAATTTCTTTGCTTTACGTGACCATCCTGATGCTCAACCAGAGATCCGTGAACTGGCTAAATTGATGAAAGAAGCCTATAACGCATCAAAGCCTAAAAAGTTACTTATTGGGCAATGGCACCTACCGTATATTACTGAGGATGATCGGCATTTGCCGATTAACGACCAAAAGAAGGTTTCGGCGGCTAGGTGTTGCAGGGTGTCTTATGTGAAGCATGATGGGTTCCGTGCAGAGGTTCAGGAAGATATCATCCTCCATGATAAGCTAGTAACAGCTAATCCTCCGCACATGAGTCCTGTAGAGCATCAAGCACAATGTTCTGAAGGTGATGAATGGTCGGGGAATTTTAAGCAGTGGAAGCAATACAGGAAGGAAATAGAGAATATGCCTATACAATATTCATTATTTTAAGGATGCTTATGTCAGATAATGTAAATCACCCAACACATTACACAAGCCATCCTAGTGGAATCGAATGCATCCGAGTAACAGAACATTTTAACTTCTGTATAGGTAACGCTATTAAATATTTGTGGCGGAACGGATTAAAAGATGGCAATAGTAATGTTCAGGACTTGAAGAAAGCCGTTTGGTACATCAATCGTGAAATCCAAACACTTGACACACAATCCAAAACAGGTTAAAAGTTAGTTTTAGCCACGAGGAGAACATATGACCCGCCAACAACGCCTTCTAAGCCAACTACGGAAACTTGAGGAGAAACTTGTAATTCTGCATGACGAAAGTAATGAATCAAAAGGGTCAGCCGACCCGATGACCCAAAAACTCATGTACTGCTACGTGATGGCGCTCAGTTCGGTAATGGAGTGCGAGGCTTTGGTAGAAGATGACGGCGGGTTTTCTGAGGACTAGACCTAACATAACTAGAAAATTAGGAGACAAGATAAAAAGGTTGTATACTTACGTGAGATTTGTAGAATGAAAGACATTCAGCTAACACCGAAGCAATCTCAGATGATCCTTAGCACAGCTAACGAAGTCGCTGGAGGAGGTTCAGCATCTGGCGGGAAAACCTTTTTAAACAAGGTGTTAGCTATTATGGTAGCTGAACAGGTTCCGGGTGCTCAAGTCGCTATTCTTCGTAATACAAGCAAGAACTTGTCCAAGAACTACTTTATGGGCAACGAGTCAATCCCGAGTATTCTAGCAGAGCACCTGAAACAAAAGATTGTAGCAATCAATTACACTGACATGGTTGTGAAGTGGATGAATACTGGTTCAGCAATTCACTTTATGCACTGTGAAAATGTAGAAGCGGCCTGCGAGAACCTTACTGGTTTGGAGTTCGCCCTGATAATTTTCGATGAATGTAGCCTCGTAGATTCAGCGGTCATAGAACACGCTAAGACACGTTTACGTCTAGGTTCCTTGAAGATCGAAAACGAGTTCTGGAGAGAACGCCTCCCACGCTTGCAGCTAACAACAAACCCAGGCGGTATATCTCATAATTACTTTAAGGAGAAGTATGTTCTTCCAGCACCACCCGGAACTGAGTTCATAAACGAGTATGGTGCTAAGGTCTTATTCATCCCCTTTGGTGCTCGTGAGAACCCTCATATCGACTATGAAGCGTATGAACGCCAACTAAGATCAACTGGTGATTCTGTAAAATATGCCCGCCTAGCTCTGGGTGATTGGGATGTCGGTGAAGGTTCATTCTTTGAATCATCATTCAAGCGCAATAAGAACACTTGTAGGCCGTTTGGAATCCCTAAAGACTGGAAGATATATCGATGTTTCGACCACGGGCGTGCAGCCCCTTTCTGCGTCCTTTGGATAGCTAAGGTGCGTGGTGCAAACGAAGTCAAGACGGTTGATGGGCAAGACTTATATTTCCCTAATGATTCTTTCGTAGTTTTGGATGAGTGGTATGGTTGCACACCGAAAGATCGCACTAGAGGTATTGAGTGGTCTCCCACTGAAATTGCTAAGGGAATCTTACAGAAGGAAGAAGAGTTCTCGTATCCTTCAAAGGTATTACCCGGAAGCGCCGACAACAGCATTTATAGCTACCTGACTGAGAAATCCGTTGCAGATGAAATGGCGGCTGTAGGTGTAAGGTTCATAACCAGCGATAAGTCTCCGGGTAGCCGTATTCGTGGGTGGGGTATTGTCAAGGACTTGTTGAAAGCAGCACACGTTGATGGTAAGATTGAGAAACCTTGTCTGATGATCGTTGAACACTGCGTTCACCTTGTAACTGACCTGAGCACGATCCCAACGTCAAAGAAGACGGATGACGACCTAGACACGAATGGGACTGATCACACCTTGGACACCTTGCGGTATGGTGTTACTACGCCTAATCAGACTCTTCAAATTGTAAGAACTGTAGGCTTGTAATCCCCAAACTAATCTGATAGAATACTAGAAATCAAAGGAACTAAAAAGTGAAACAAAAAGACATTCAAGTAACCAAAACACAGACACCAGTTATACTCTCTAAAGCAAACGAACTAGAGTTTGTTGGACCACCTGGAGTTGGTAAGACCTTTGCAGGACTAGCTAAAATTATGGTGTGGCTTCAGGAAAGCAGCAATCGAACAGGGTTCTTTGTAGTGTCGAATAGGTATGCTACGAAGTATATCGAGCGTCTTATTTCAACTGCGTGGTCTAACTTAGGACGCTACCATTACACTGATAAATCCTTTAATCTTGTAAACGGTTCATCTCTGTTCTTGGTTTCAGTGCACGAATTAAACTACGAAGGCTTGGGTGGCACAGATTTTGGTTCGTTTGTCATTGACGCTGATGTAAGCGAAGAACAATATGCTTTCGCTTTAGTAAAAACTCACAAAGAAGGTTTTGTGCTAAAATGCACTCTTGGTGATGAACCTTACCTACTAGAGAGGACCTACCTGCAAACAGGTAACCCATACTTGAAGGAAATCTAAAATGAAACAAAAAAGACATCCAATACCTAGAAGCTAAGATCGACTCAGCTATGTATCAACTAGAACGATCCTTTGATGCTAAACTAGATGCAAAGTCGTCATCAGACCGTTTGTGGATGCTTGGTGGTGCAATCGGGCTTCTTGTATCTAATGGTATCATTATGAAACTTATTGGAGCTTGAAATGAAATCCCTACTACAAGACTTCATCAATGAACTAACGATCTATTGGATGCACCTTAAAGCGGTCATTGACGACTTCATCAACCCTAAACCGCCTACTGGGATGGCTTGAGCATGGGCGTTGCAAAAGATCACACTGGTGTTAGATTCGGTAGGCTTACGGCTTTACACAGGACTTCTGACTATATACAACCGAACGGAAGGAAGAGGGTGCAATGGTTGTGTGAGTGTGATTGTGGAAACAAAATCAGTGTAGAGTCTTCGAATTTATCTTCTGGTCACACTACGTCTTGTGGTTGTGTTGTCAGAGAGTTTTGTTCTGTTGTTGGTAAATCAAATAAGATTCACGGACTTAAAGATACACCTGTTTTTAATTCTTGGAACGGTATGTTGGTGTCGGCTAGAAAACACAACACAGAAGTTCAAAAAGAGTGGGAGAATCTAATAGATTTTATAAAAGATGTTGGTGAAAAACCACCAAACTCGTATTTGATTAGGCTAGATAAGACCATTGGTTATGTGCGAGGTAATGTGAAGTGGGGTACTAGACGAGACGTTGTTCTGCACAAAAGGAATACAAATAAGATATACGTTGATGGAAAGCCCCTAACTTTACCTGAAGCTTGCGCCTTTCATGGGATCAGTAAAGATGTTGTTCTATATAGAAAAGAAATAGGCGTCCCTAAAGAACTGTGGTTTTCTAAAAAAGCATTGAGTTTTTCTGATATTTCACAGTGCGCATTAGCAACATTCTATGTGTACGAATCTGACAGATTTGTAGGTTTTGGTATAACACGAAATATAAAACAAAGAAACAAAACACATATAAAGTCTTGTAGAAAAGCAGGTATCGACATAAAACTAATAAAAACTTACGAATCTGATGGTGCGTTCATAAAAGAACTAGAAAAAGAAATAAAGTCTATATTCGCTGATAAAATAATAAACACAGGAATAGACGGATTTAAAACTGAAGCAATACCCCCAAAGTATAAGGACGGTTTGATTAACCTGTGCGATATTTTTATGAGACAAGGACTTTAATGAATTCATTACAAATACTCGATCTAATCGAAACTATCTCAGGGTCGCCAAAGAAAACCGACAAGGAACGCTTGCTTAAGGAAGCAGATTGCCCCGAACTACGCCGTGTTCTTGTAGCGACTTACAATCCGCGAATCAACTACTACATCAAGAAGGTTCCTAGTTCGGGCATCTATCAGAATGAAAACTTTAGTGATTTGACTTGGTTGATGCTAGATTCGTTGTCGAAACGAGAAGTAACAGGTAACGAAGCACTGAATCAGTTAGAAGCAACGCTAGACTTTCTCAATCTTAAATCCAAAGAACTCCTAAGCCGCATCATCAAACGCGACCTTCGTTGTGGCATCAACGTATCGTCAATCAACAAAGTATTCAAAGACCTGATTCCAGACACACCCTACATGCGCTGTTCCTTGCTATCCAAAGTAGATACAAGTAAGTGGGATTGGACTAAAGGTGTATTCAGCCAAACCAAGTTTGATGGGATGTTCTGCAACGTAACTGTTCTCGATGGACTGGTATTGCTAACAAGCCGCCAAGGATCAGAGTTCCCTATCGAAGAGTTTGTCGATCTGGCAGAACACATGCTTGAGTTTGCTGAAGTGGGCTATCAGTACCACGGCGAACTACTTGTAATTGGCACCGACGGCAATGTGCTACCACGCGAGATCGGTAACGGTCTGCTTAACTCAGTCCTAAAAGGTGGTGTTATTCCGGCAGGACATTATCCTAAGTTTATTGCTTGGGATATGGTAGAACTTGATGTGATTGAAGGTAAGAAAAAGTGTGACAAAGAATATTGGAAGCGTTTGCGTCAGTTGAATCAAGTTCAACAAAGTGAAGTATTTGAAGTATCCAAGACACGTATTCTGCACAGCCTAGATGAATCCTACCTACACTACCAAGAACTCCTAGATCAAGACCAAGAGGGTTCAATCATCAAGAACCCTAACATGCTGTGGCGCGATGGAAC